GAAGCTAACAACAGGCCTAGAAGCCAAAGGCCTGGAACGAGGCCTAACGAAAACAGCAGGCCTAGAACCCAAAGGCCTGGAGCTAGGCCTAACGAAAACAGCAGGCCAGTTGTTGCATCGGAAATGAGCCAACCGGGACAAGCATCATCGATGGTGTCCGGAGGTCTTCAGACGCTAACTGCGCTTGGAAATCAATACCAAGACAACCCAATGATTGGCGGCCTGGTTGCAGGCACCTTTGCCGATATTGGGCGAACACAGGCCAACACGGGCTTAGCGATTCAGTACAACAATGCGATGATGCAATCGCTTGGTAATTATCAGGCCAACCTCGAAAACATACGGACCGGAAATACGTCCACGCTGATGGCACAGCAGGGCGACATCACCAGAGGAATGATGAGCCTGCAAGGAGATATCTCGCGCCAAGGTTTGGTCACTGCTGGCGAGCAGCAAAGGCTTGGTATGGAGACACAGGGATACCAGAACAGGCTTGGCCTTGCGGCGGCAGGATATCAAAACAGGCTGGGCATGGTTACAGCCGGAGAACAAAACAGACTGGGCTTGGTTACGGCCGGAGAACAAAATAGACTTGGCATCGCAGCACAAGGCCGCGCAGACGAAGGGCGGATTCGTGTCTCGGGTCAAGAGCAACGACTTGGGATTCAAGAGCAGGGTGCTCAGGACCGCATGGGCACACGCGTCCAGGGCCAAGAGCAGCGTGCAGGGATTCGTGAGACGGGATCCCAGAATCGAATGGGCCTTAGAACCGCTGGAGAGCAGGATCGACTCGGGGTGGCAGCGCGAGGAGTGCAGCAGCGATTGGGAATTGAAACCACTGGTCGTGAAGAGCGGAAGGGCATCCGCGAGAGAACTCAAGCTCAGAGGAATCTGCGTTCAGATGCTCGAGGTGCAATCAGAAGTACTGGTGCCCGATTCTTCGGTTAATGGCGGACAGCAAAACTGAACAGGTCACGACCTTCCTGGCGGCTCTAGATAACGGGCACCGGGAAGGCTTCATGACCTACGCCGAGCACACGTACTCGATCTACGAGATCTGGTTGTATGCCTCAGTGTTGGGCTACGAGGGCAGCTTTACGGCTCTTGGCGAGTGGGTAAAAAAGCACTATCCAAAGCTCAACAAGCGAGAGCTGATGCTTGCTGAGATCGTCAAGCTCGAGGCAGACATCGACTTCTTGCGGCAACAGGTCCACGCTGACCTTGTGAAGCCTGATGCTGCTGCGACAAGGATCGCTCACTTGTCGAAAGAACTTCGCGGTCATGTCGTGGAAGTCGACCGCATGACGAAAAACCTGGATCGTCGTGGATTAATCCTTGCCGGTGCTGACAAGGTGATGCGAGAGCTTCGTGCAATCTTCAAAGGCAATGATGATGTCACCGAAGCTTTAGATCTTGCGTATGAAAGCGTCTGGGCTGCACTAACTGACGATAAATAGTCGAAAAATTTCTGACACTTAAAAATGCCAGAAACCTAGGGGAGCCTACATTTCTCACTACAGTGGGTATATGTCAAACGCTTCAATTGCGCTCGCTCGGCGTAGAAGTGCGCAGCTTGCCGCTAAGTCAATTCAGAAACAACCTGAGGTCGAGGTAACTCCTCCTCATGTATTAAAGGCAAGAGATAACTTCGCCTACTTCTGTGAGCTGATGGGTAAGCCCCCGGCTCGGCACATGAAAGATTGGCATACAGCCTTTCTTACAGGGAAAAGCAATGAGCATCTCTTGGACATTGCGGGACCCAACACTTGTTTGCTGAGTCCGCGGGGTTCGGCCAAGTCAACAGTGATTGGCATGCTGGTCGCCTGGCTAGTAGGTCGCCATGCCCTTGCCAAGAAGTTGCTTAGAACGCTGTACGTCTCGTACAACGTCGACGTGGCACGCAACAAGAGTGCTGCGATCAAGAACCTGATAAGCAACAAGGAATATCAGGAAATTTTTCCGACAGTTCGTTTATCGAAGGCCCGCACGAGCGATGAGCTGTGGTCCATTGACTTCGACTTCGCAGAGATCGACGTCAGGGGTGAAGACGCTTTCACAGTCGCCTGCGCAGGCTTGAAGGGCACCATTACCTCCAAGCGGAGTTCGCTGATCATCGTTGATGACGCGATCAAGAGTGCTGCTGCCATTGCCAACCCGGACATCCGCCGGGAGATGGAAACGAACTGGAACAACGTCATTGTTCCCACCATGTTCCAGGGGGCGCGAGCAATTGCCCTAGGAACCCGATTCCATTTCGATGACCTGTTCACCACGACTTTCTGCGAGAAGAAAGGATGGAAGGTGATCACGCAGCAGGCCCTGGCCTACAGCGACGAAGGGGTTCCTAAGAGCTACTGGCCTTC